TTACACAAGGAACCAGTCAGTTGAGATGATGCACCTAAATACATCTAATGCTTTTAAAAAGACTGCTGATTTTTTTGAACGTGAAGAATACACCGGAGAACAGGCTATTGAATATTTAAGAGATACGGCAGAAGTATTAGAGGCTCAGGCTTTAGTTGTGTCAATGAGGGACGAACTTAAATACGGTAAAACACAAGATTAATTAACCGCCTCCGGGCATAAACCATGACAATAATGGTAAAGAGAAGTCAATTACCCAAAGAAATATACTTTGACGAAAAGGCTGGTAGCAATGGAGTGCATTGTCTTGACTATAAAAACGAAAGCAGCATAAAGTACATTCGTGACGATGTTTTTGACCAACAACTCTCCGCAGAACGGGAACGGGCGGGGAAGCTGGTGGAGGCGTTGAAATCTATTGACAGGATTAATTATAGCCAAAATATTTCAGACATAATAGAACAAACCATAAACGAATATGACACCGCAACAAAAGAAAGCCGATGAACTGGTGGAAAGGTTCAGCAAACACGTAAAAGCAGAATTTATAAAAGACATTGATGGTGGAGGGTATGACCTGCAACAGTATCATATTGATTGTATCCAATGCGCCATTATTTGCGTAGAGCGTGAAATAGAAGCACTGGATTCGGTATTGGATAGCAGGAGACACTTTCGGACTATACACGAAAATGAGGTATATGACGAACGGCAATCAGTCCTTAACGAACTTAAATCAAGGTTATGACAAAAGAAATTAAGATAATAGTAACTGCACCGGTTGAATGTACGGATGCTCAGTTTAATGAATGGGTGATGTTTAACACAGGTTACACGGCAAGTATTTCGGTAGACAACCCGCTATGTGATGAACCACTTGAGGCCGAAACAATTGATATAGACTAACCGTACCCACTTCCCGGTAGTGAAACCAGGAACACTAACCCCTCATCATAGCCCTGAGCATTTTCAGTTTCAGTAGTTTTAAGGTTTGCCCGGAATCGAAAGGTTCCGGGTTTTTAAAATTAACATCATGGATATTAAAGATTTAGATACAGTAACAATGAAGGTAGGCGGCAAAGAAATAATTTTCTATTGCGACACGACAAAGTACTTAGATGCCTTTTTTGAACTGGTGGAACGGGCGGCAGACAAACGACCGGAACCGCTAATAGCAAAAAACTTTGAGATTGTGAAAAAGTAGTATCTTAGCAGTCTTATCAGGCAACATTCCGATTTTACGATTAACGTCAGCACGAAGCCCGGATCACAAGTCCGGGTTTTTTGCGTCCCAAAAATAAATATTTGTCCAATTTGTGGATTTTGTATATTTGGTGGAATAATTCCATAATATAAATGGCAGGTCGCCCGACAGATTACCAAGAATCATACAATGAGCAAGCCGAAAAGCTATGCAAATTAGGGGCAACCGATGCCGAATTAGCTGATTTCTTTGACATTGCAGAGTCCACTTTAAATAATTGGAAATCAGAATACCCGGAATTTATGGAGTCCATAAAAAAGGGTAAGACACTTGCAGATGCAGAGGTAGCCGACAAACTCTACAAAAGGGCTACCGGATATTCACACGAAGATGTTGATATTAAATGTTTTGACGGGCAGATTATCGAAACTCCGCTTATTAAGCATTACCCGCCCGATACAGCTGCAGCCATCTTTTGGCTGAAAAACAGGCAGCGTAAGAAGTGGCGTGATAAGATTGAGACCGGTATTACCGATGGCGACGGCAACGACATACATAACGTGGTGACACTTTTCCAGATACCAGACAATGGCAGACGCATCGAATATAAGGATAATCAGGCCGCAGGAGGGTTATCAGGAGAGGGTTCTAAGTAGTTCCGCTGACATTGTTATCAGTGGGGCCGCCGCCGGGGTTGGTAAGACATTCGTTCTTTTACTTGATCCTATTCCTGATTTACACGTTCCTAATTTCGGAGGCGTGATATTCAGGCGTACAACTACCCAGATAAAAAACGAGGGTGGTTTATGGGACACCTCAATGAAGATTTACCCCTTCATTGGCGGGCAACCAAAGGAAACGTTTCTTGAATGGGAGTTTAAGCATAGCAAACTTAAATTCAGCCATTTAGAGTATGAAAAAAATATCCTTGATTGGCAAGGGGCGCAGATCCCGTTTATCGGGTTTGACGAACTTACCCACTTTACAAGGAAAATGTTCTTTTACTTATTGAGCCGTAATAGGTCAGTCTGCGGGATAAAGCCGTATGTACGGGCAACCTGCAACCCTGACCCGGAAAGCTGGGTAGCTGAATTTGTCAGTTGGTGGATTGATCAGGAAACAGGATTCCCGATACCCGAAAGGGACGGGGTGGTACGGTATCTGATTGTTGACGGTGACAAAGACATTTGGGGGAGCAGCTACGAGGAAGTTATCGAAAAGTCTTGGTACTTGCTTCAGCCATTGGTTGAAAAGTCAGGGATTGATCCAAAGGACTTTGTGAAAACAGTGGCCTTTATTTCAGGGGACATTTACCAGAATAAGGAACTGCTGAAAGTAAACCCCGGCTACCTGGCAAACCTTCTTTCGCAGGACAAGGCCACAAAATCGGCTTTGTTTGACGGAAACTGGAAGGTAGTCATTACGGAGAATGATGTTTACGACTATGCCCGTTTTGCGGGTATGTTTGAGAACTCATTTAGCCGGAAAACAGGTCAGAAGTACATCACCGCGGACATAGCCCTGAAGGGGAGCAATAAGTTTGTTATTCTTGTTTGGGACGGTTACGAAGCGATTGATATTGAAATACTGGATAAGAGCGACGGCGGGCAGGTGATAGATGCCCTTAAACAAATGGCCGCAAAACACGGGGTTCAGAACGTGGATATTTGTTTTGACAATGACGGGGTTGGCGGCTTTGTGGATGGGTTTATAGTTGGGGCAAACCCTTTTAATAACGGCGGGCAGGTGATGGAAGTCAGGGACCCGGCAAGTGGAAAGCTGATAAAGGAGAACTACTTCAACCTGAAAACCCAATGTTACTACCGGTCAGGTAATAACGTGGCAAAAGGGGAAGTTATTATATCCGAGTATGTGGCTAACAAAATGTATGATGACCGGATGACCGTAAGGCAGCGGTTTATGCACGAAAGGAAAGCCATAAAGCGGGACAAAACTGATTCGGACGGAAAGTTAAGGGTGATCAGCAAAGAGGAAATGAAGGTCGTTTTAAACGGAGATAGCCCGGACTTGATGGATGCTTTTATGATGCGGGAATACTTTGAATTGAGAGTGAAATTTGAAATTATAGTATAATGGGAATATTTGATTGGTTACGAGGCGAAAAGAAGGCGGCAAAGCCCGCAGCAGGATTCCCGTCCTTTCAGATCATCAACGGCCAATGGGTCGGTATTGACGACAATAAGGGCAGCTATATAACCAACGGTTACACAATCAATGACCAGCTTTATTCCATTGTTAATCTGATACTGGATAAGGTCAGGCTTCCGGAGTGGGGAACTTACAAGATTAAAGACGAACAGAAATTCAAGGCATATCAGGGCTTAATGCGGAAAAAGGGGCTGACCGGTGAGGATTACAAAACCCTGCTTCACCTGAAAGAGCAAAGCCTTGAACCGGTAAGTGCCGGGAAGCTGACCGAACTACTGAAATACCCGAACGAGTACCAGTCCATGCAGGACATGATGACCGCCCTTATCGGGTATAAACTGCTTACCGGGGACTATTACCAGTATAACGAGTTACTGGATGCCGGCGCAAACCAGGGGCAGCCTTTCGCCTTCCATGCCCTGCCTTCGCAGGATGTGACCATAATCGCAGACCGGACTAAGTTCCCGCTCACTGAGGCGGGCTACAATATCGCGTCAATACAGGCCAATTTCAGCAAACAGCAGGTTTTACATGGCAAGTACTGGAATCCAGGGTTTGATGCCAACGGTTCGCATTTATACGGCCTTAGCCCCGTTAAATCAGCCCTGAAGCGACTGACCCGGAATAATAGCGCCCTGAAAGCATCCGGGGCCATGTACCAGAACCAGGGGGTTAAGGGTGTGCTGTATATTGATGATCCGAGGGTATTACAAAACGGGGTTTCCCCCGCTGACACTAAAAAGCAGATGGACGCTGTAAAAGGTACTTTGGCCGGCGAGTGGACAGGTGAGGATAATTTCGGGAAAATAGGCACATCAGGCTACAAAATGGGTTGGCAAGAGATGGGACTTTCCCCGGTTGACCTGAATATCATTGAGGCTGAAAAGTGGGATTATATCGGGCTTTGCAACATTTACGGAGTTCCGCCTGAGTTGCTCGGACTGACCGCAAAGACATACAACAACGTGAAAGAGGCTGAATCAGCCCTGACTTCACGGGTTGCCATGCCGCAGCTTGTCAGCTACCGGGATGAACTGAACCGGTACTTACAAACCTACACGGCGCAAAAGAACAAGGGTATTATAGTTGATTTCGATCAGACCTGTTTCACTGAACTTCAGGAGGATTTGGCGGCTAAGTGGGGCTGGATAAAGGAATTGCCTATCAGCCCGAACAGCAAACTGATGCAGATGGGTATGGAAACGAATGAGGCCAAAGAATTTGACGAGGTATGGATAACCCCGGCAATGGGTATGCCGCTTAGTGAATGGAATATGCAGGAAAGCGCAGAACCACAAAACACACAGATATGAACGACACAGTAAAAAGCAATCTTGACTACCTTTTTTTATGGCTTTCAATAGGAGAGGATAAGCCAAAAGAAACAGAACCAGATGGATCAGATAACACAGATGGTGTATAATGCCTATCCGGTCACGGCAAAAGAAAAGTGCTGCTCCATGCACCGCCGGAAAATGGAGTACAAGCGGGAACAGTACCGCAAACGGTTGATAGATGAACAGACACAAACACACAAAAACGAAAGAAATGACTTTAGTATTCGCAAAAATTCAATTAGAACTGATTGACCAGTTTCCTGATTTTTTCAGCAAACTGAAGGCTTTTGTAGGCCATTTCAGAATAGAAGCCCAATCAGTTACAGACACTTATGAAGGTATTTTGACAGTGTCTTTTTATACAGATAAGGTTGAAATACCGTTAGGAGAGCCAAAGAGTGTATTTCTAAAAGCAAAAATTTTAGAAAATGGAACATGGGAATTTACTGGAATTGAAAAGTGAACAGAGCGCAGTACATACAGGAATACGAAAGAATCCAACGGAAGTACCGAAAAAAGTTCTTCCCGGCGGTTTATAAAGCGATCAATAGCATCGTTAGTTCTTTGATTGACAAGATACAGGCAGACGGGGTTAATTCGGCAATGGGTGACCTGATGCTGACTATCATTAACGACAAGATCGGCGAACCGGTGAAGCTGATTTACAAGGAGGTAGGACTTTTTCACGTGAAAAACAACTATCGGTTTATCAGGGCTGAAATTGGCCGGAAGGCACTCGGCCGTAATGAAATCTGGGTGCAGGAGATCATAGCCTATCTTGAAAAAAACCTTTGGCAGTACGTGGTAGCAAAACCAACTGAAACGCTCCGGGATCACTTTTTAAGGGTATTGCAGGATGGCATTGACAAGGAATGGTCAGTAGACGACATTATCCGGGAAATCAGGTCAGACCAGTTTGCCAGGTATCAGGCCGAAAGGATAGTCCGGACAGAGGTAGGACGGGCAGCTAACACCGGTAAGAAGATTGCCGCTGATAGCTTTCCGTACGAGATGCAAAAGGAGTGGATCAGCTTTCAGGATATGCGGACACGGGGCCGTGTGCCGGATGACAAAAAGGATCACTACCACCTAAACGGGCAGACCGTGGCAATGGATGGAATGTTCACAGATCCCCGGTCCGGCGAACAAATCGAGTACCCGAATGCACCAGGGGGAAGCCCCGGAATGGTAATTAACTGCCGGTGTACTTACGCTACCACTCCGAAGCGTGACGCAAACGGTGGGTTGATAGCAAGGGCGGCTAAAATTAATGTAGGCATAACTAAATAATATGGAAAAGAAATACAGTTACAGAGAGTCAGAAATCAGTGAGTTTTTCCCTATCCAGATAAAGGATATTGACGGGAAGAAAGGGATTGTGACCGGCTATTTTGCCGATTTTAATTCTATTGATTCGGACGGCGACATTATCCGTCCGGGAGCCTTCAGTAAGTCAATCAGCGAATGGGGTCCGAAATCAACAAAGAAGCGGATTAAGCACCTTTTGAACCATGATACCAGCAAGCCGCTCGGGGCGATCACTGACCTGAAAGAAGATGCCAAAGGTCTGTATTACGAATCCCAGGTAGGCAGCCACTCTTTAGGGGTTGACTTTATCAAAATGGTGGAATCCGGCCTTGTGACCGAGCATTCAATCGGCTTTCAGACGGTTAAATATAACCAGTTGAAACCGTGGAGCGAATGGCGTGCAGGCGAGGCGGCAAGGGAACTGACCGACCTGAAACTATTCGAAGGTTCTTCCCTTACCAGTTGGGGGGCAAACATGAACACCCCGCTGACCGGCCTGAAATCGGCAGACCGGATACAAAAGATGAACGACCGAATAGACCTGATTTTAAAGGCATTCCGGGGCGGTTCATTTACAGATGAAACATTCGATATGCTTGAAATTGAAATGAAGCAATTACAACAGTACGTTATTGACCTTTCCACTCACAAGGATGAACCCGGTGAGCAGGAAACAAAAACAGTACGTGATTGGTCAACTATAACAAATTTATTTTAACTATTAAATTCATAACAATGAGTGAAAAAAAAGGATTCTCCCCTGAAGAACAAGCGGAATTAAAAGCCGCTCTTACAGAGGTTGAAAGTAAGATGGGTACTAAGGCCGCCGAACAGATTGAAGGACATCTGAAAGCCGCCGAAGCCAAACTGGAAGCGAAATACGCTACCGAAATCAGTGAACTGAAGCAGTTCAAAACAAAAGCTGAAGCTGATGCCGAAGCTAACCAGAAAGCACTGGATGAACTGATTGCCAAAGGCCAGCAGCATGAAGTGAAAGCCGATACAACCGTTTCCGGTGCGATCGGTAAGGCAATGGAAGAAAAAAAGGAGGCTTTAGCCAACTATACCAAAAACCGCAGCGCAATCAGTTTTGAACTGAAAACTGTTGGCAATATCGGCGCAAATAGCAATATCAGCGTTTCCGGTACACCAGGATTTTACCCCGGTGGTGCTTTGTTTGAACCCGGTCGTAAGCCGTACGAAGTGCAGCACATCCGGGATATTGTGAGTGTTCGTAACCTGCCCGCTGGTATGGATGCATTTGTCATCCGTGATGCGGCAGGTGAAGGTGCGCCTACATCGGTTGCTGCCGGTGCCGCAAAACCGCAATCTGACCGGGACTGGGTAAAAACCATCGTTCCTATCACAAAGATTGCGCACCATTATAAAGTGCCTGAAGAATACCTGATGGACATTCCGTGGATGCAGTCAGAGATTTCCGGTGTTGGTGTGGAAGAACTGATGTATCTGGAAGATACAAAGTTCCTGACAAACAGTGCAGGCGGTGAGTTCCTCGGTCTGAATCAGACCTTTAACAGTACCGCATTTTCTGCCCCGGCCTCCCTGTCAGCTATGATACTCGATGCAAATAACTACGATGTACTCGTGGCTGCATGGACGCAAAACCGGACTCAGAAAAGCAATACAACCGGTGTTCTGGTGAACCCGATTGATTACGCAGCAATGATCCTGACTAAGGACCTGAACGGTATGTATGTGTTTGGTGCGCCAAACCAGAACATACCGAACCTGTTCGGTGCGCCGATTATCCCGCATACCACTGTAACAAGTGATAAGTATTTCCTCGGTGATTTCACTAAACTGGTAGTTGGTCAGCGTGCTGGCCTGTCTGTCCGGTTCTACGATCAGAACGAAGATGATGCAATCAAAAACCTGGTTACGATCGTAATCGAGGAGCGTATCACTTTCGCCGCTGACCGTGCTGACCGTGTGATTTACGGTGATTTCAGTGATAATAAAGCGTCACTGGATAGTGCTTCCTAATAGCTTTGTGTGGCTGTGATCTGTGATTATCCGGGGTAGGTTTAACCGCCTACCCCACTTTTAAAGCGATATGAATAAGTACAATCTCTTAAAGGATGAAAAGCTGATAGCGGACGGCAGCAGCGTAACGACTGCAAACGGTCTGCAAACTGATTATTATGATGTGGTAGCAGGTGAAAACTCAGTTACTATAACGGACATGATCGGGGCTAATATCAGCCTGTTATTTCGTGAGGGCGAACCATACGAACTTGTTACCGGCACGCCGGGGGCTAAAGAGTTTACTCATAACAGCACTACCGGCGAACTTGTGTTTTATTCAGGCATGACCTTTAACAGCGGCGAAAGATTGATTATTTCATACACCACCACCGGCGGGGCAACTTCAACAGAACCAATGACAGTACAGGAGGTAAAAGACTACCTGCGGCTTGAAGGGTTTATTGATGACATTGAAAGTCCTTCCAGTGATTACGACGATGATGATACTTTGATAGGTGAGTTAATAACGAGCGCACGGCAGAGGCTTGAAGCCTTTACCGGATTATCGTTTATCCCGAAAACGTATCAGATCGAAATCTGTAACCTGGCAGGTGACTTCGTTATTCCTTACGGTCCGGTGACTGAGATAGTCAGTGTGGAAGATACAAGCGGAACGGCACTTACCTACACAACTACTATCAACCTGTCAAAGCTGAAAACGCCTGTACAGGATGATATTGTGGTTGAGTACGAATGCGGGTATGCCGTTCTTCCCAAAGGGCTGAAAGATGCCATGTTTAAGGAAATCGCTTATCAATACGCTAATAGAGGCGACGAAGTTACTGAGATGAGTACTCATGCTATAATGTTAGCATCACCGTTTAAAGAGGTAGGTACATGGCTGGGATAGGAACTTTTAAGCTAATAAAGCTGTATCAGTACACGGTTGCAAAGGATGTGACCGGCAACAATACTGAAACTGAGGCTTTGCGTTTCCGGACTTTTGCGGAAGTAAAAAACAGCGGCGGCTCGCTTGGTTCCGATCATGGTCACAATATCCTAACCAATGAAAAAACGTTTAAGATCAGATACCGTACTGATTGGGCATTGAATACCAAATGGAAGATTAAGTATTTCGGGAAATTGTACGGTATTACGAGTATTGAACGGATAAACGAAAAACGCTTTAATTGGTTGATACGTGCTGAAGGCTAATGTAATAGGATTGGACAGTTATTTGAAACGGCTGGAAACCGCAAAGAAAACGGTACAGGCAGAGGTAAGCGGGGAAATAGGCGACGCTGCTTTTAAGTTCCGGGATGATGCGCAAAGGCAGGCAGTTGCTAATGGTTTGTCAGGATCAGGGAACCATTTGATTAACAGCATTACAGCGCAGCAGAATAGCCCGTTTAATTGGACGGTGGCCGTAGGTGCTACCTACGGGGCATTTGTGGAGTTTGGGACAAAGGGCAAGGCCAGAGTACCGGCAGGGTTCGAGGATGTGGCGGCGAAGTTTAAGGGCTTCAAGGGTAACGGCGGCAAATTGTACGATGCGATATACCAATGGGTGAAGCGCAAAGGACTGACCGCTACTTATAAAGTGAAAACCCAAAGGCGGACAAAGTTTAACAAGTCAGAGGAAAAGAGAACGCAGCAAATAGCCTTTTTGATTGCCCGCTCAATTTACCGCTACGGGATAACCCCGAAACCGTTTTTTTATATGCAGGTTACGCCGGTTAGGAATCAGTTGTTTGAACGAATAAAAGCAATTATGAATGGGATATAAGGATTACTCGCAAGGCATAACAGAGGCGGTTTACGACCTGATTAGCGGCATATCTGCGGATGTGTTTATACATCAGGCGACTGAAACACCGTCCGATCCTTACGTGATAATCCGGCCTGAGAGCGGTAGCGGTTCACCTAAGAATCATTCAGCTTTCTTTAGTTCTTTCGTGATTGCGGTGGAAGTTGTGAAGCGGTTTGAAACAACCGTGAACAGCATTGAGGTTAATCAGATTGCTGGAGAAATATCCGAACTGCTGATGCCTACGCCTAATTCGTTTGGGATAACCACAACGGCAAACCATCAGGTAACAGACATTTCATTACAATCCAGTAACACAATCACAGATATAGACGGCGACACGAAGTACATAACGCGAATAGACAGATACGAATTTTTAATAAATCAAACTTAATACAATGGCAGACCCTACTACTTTACTGGCATCAACTATGTTCATCCAGTACAGCGACACACCAGGAGGCACCCGCAAAAGTGCCGTGTGTCTTTCTCAGGCCGATTTTTCCGGTTCAGCTACCATCAACAGTGATGAAACTCACTGCGGTATTCTGAAAGGCATCGGCAACAGTAACAACACCTTTACCGGTACGGCGGTTGTGGACATGGTTCCCGATGTGGATGAGGCATCTTACGAGGACTTTAAGACACTGTATGCCGCCAAAACAAAGAAGTACTGGCATCTGACTAATGCGGATGACAGCAACTATCACGGCGGGTACGGATGGATTTCAGCACTCGGTAACCAGAACGCTTCCGGGCAGACTTCAAAATTCACCTTCACTATTGATATTGACGGTGATATTGACACAGTAGCAACAAGCTAAAACACACAGATATGAAACAGATCAAACACACATTCGGAGGTAAAGAGTTTACACTTGATTTCGGGGTAATGTACTACCTGAAATTCGCAGGTGAGTTTTTCAAAGGTGATCCGCTCGCACTGACAGCGGAGGCCATGAGCGACCCTGCAAAACAATTTCAGTTTTGTACGGCCCTGGTTTTTGCCGGGGTTAATGCCTTCAACAAGGTAAACAAACTGCCATTGATAACGGTTGACGAAGCGGAGGACATGATCGGCACCATGAGCGAATCCGATGCCGCTGACCTTATCAAAAAGTATCAGGACGTTCAATTCCCTGCCGAAACGGGGGAAGACACAGCCCAACAGTAAAGCCCCTCAGTTGGGACGAAATAAGGGTAGAGGCATTTGGTGAGATTGGGTTAGCGCCGGACGATTTCTACCGTCTGGAATTTTCTGAATACCTGCTAATTCGCAAAGGTTACTTTAACCGTGTAAAGCAACAGCAGTATTTAGCGCGGCACCAAACAGCTTTGATAGTGGAGGCACTTGTCGGCAAGGGGCAAGGCTTACGGTACGTTATGAGCAGTTGGCCGCTTGATGAGGAAGACAACAAGGAACTGACCCCGGAACAAATCCGGGAACTGCTGAAAAAGAAACGGGAACACGATGCACTGAGAAAACTTAAAATAGATGGCAAACGGAATTGATATAGTCATAGGTGCGGAGGTAAGCGGTGCGCTGCAAGGGCTTCAGAAAGTGGAGGCGGCAACAGTAAAGGCGGGTGCGACTATAAACAAATTACCGGCTTCTAT